GCGGTCGATAATCGAGGCGACTTCGTCCCAACTAAGTCTTCTCGGCATGCGAACCTCCTTTCTTTGGTACGTGGACACCGCGCGGTCACCGACTCGCAGCGTCACCTAGTTTTCGGTTTCGGGTTCGACTTCGAGTTCTGCTTCGCGTTCCTCTAGTATCTCGCGCGTATTATCGAGCCTGCGCCAGACGCCGTAAGGGATTTTGGCCTCGGAAACGACCGTCCAGTTCGAAATACCGATTCCGCCCTCGTAAACGAAGCCATCGGGGGCAACGAGTGCGAAACCGTGCTCGGGGAAAAGAACCTCGGAACGAACGAAGAGATAGTACTGATCGTATTCATCGCGTACGTACTTAACGTCCATCGCAAGTCCTCCGTAGTTAGTCGCGACTAATCGGACTCTGGCGCGGCTTCTAACTCTTCGAACTCTTCGCGTACGATCTCGAGTTTACGTCGGATATCTTGCGGTACTTCGTCGGCAGAAACGACTTCCCACTCGTTAGCGATACCGAAGCCGCCTTCCCAAGCCATTTCTTCGTCGCAGAGAGCAAATTTCCACTTCGGAAAAAGGATCTCAGACTCGACCTGCAAAAGGTAGTCGCCGCTGTCAGTGCGCACGTACTTCGCATTCATCGTAAGTCCTCCTTAGGGTTGGTGTACCAATCGCCCGAAGGCGTCACTGCAATCGAAGAGTACGATTCGAAGATCGCGGTTCGGGGTCAACCGAGCTTCGCAAGTAGTGCGTCGAGGTAAGCGTCGATTCGGACCATCTCGCTCGGCTTTACGCTCCGCGGGAGCCCGCCATCGATCTTACGTCCGCAAACTTCGTTTACGGGATCGCCGTTCGAGAGATCGTAAATCTTTTTCGGAGTAACGAGGTAGCTCTTGCCGTCGTTACCTCGCCAGACCGCGAGTCGGCGAGCGGCGTTCCAACCGACTCGCCGGAGCAGCTTCTTCTGCGCCTCGAAAATCTTCTTCGAGATCGCGGTATCGAACTTCGCACGGAGGTTATTCCGATCCCATCCCTCGGGGATCGAAACCTGCGCCGGCGGTGCAACGTCGGCGAGGTCCGGGACCACGATGCCTGCTGCCTCGCGGAAGATCGCGAGCAGCGTCTCGATCGTCGCATCATCGATACCCTGGAGGTGCGACCCGAAGAGTACCGCGGTATCCGGTCGAACGTACTTAGCGAACTCCTCGGCCGAAAGAGCGATTCGCTCGTTGCCCTTGACCTCGACGGCCGTCTCGCCGTCGAGCACTGCGAAGACTCGATTACCGATGCGATAGATACCGGTAATTACGCAGGCCTTCGCACCCTTAGCGGCCTTCACCGAATCCTTAGCGGAACCGACCAGTTCGAACAGAGCCTCGAGAGCGTGAGCGCGGTTCATCGTCGTTCTCCTTTCGGGTTTCGGGTTACTGGGTTACTCGTTACCTCGCTTCTCGTTCTCGTCACCGGTATCTTAATACGCCGTCCGCAAGGCGTCAAGCAGAAAAATCGAAAAAAATTCGCCGCTCGACGTAAGTACCTAGAAAACTAGGTACTTACGGCGAAAAAAATTTTCAAAAAATTTCGCGGCAGCTCTCCGCGGCGTCGAAAACTACGAAAATCGTGTACGCGCGTACATCGTTTTCGCAGTGTACTCGCTTACACTTTGCGGTAGTCCGTGACGATTTCGAACGTGCCATCGGGCAGCGGAATTCGCCGGTAGTCGCCGAATAGATGGGGCGATTCCCGTTGAAGGACCTCGAGCAAGATGTTGGCTAGCTTCCGGATTTCCGGCTCAGCGTGCCGACTGCCCCGCAGTTCGAGGAAGTGACGGAGCGCTCGCGCGTTAGCCGTAACGAAGATCTTCGTCTCCGTAGCGTTGGGCAGTACGCTACGCGCCGCTTGCCGGGCCACCTTCCTCCTATCTCTAATAGTGGCGCCAGCCGGCAGCCACCGCGACGCAAACGACTCGTCCTCGAGCTTCGACTCGAGAAGTCGAACGAGACGAACGTAGGCCTCGCGTGCGCATCGAACCGCATCCGTCCACGTTGCGTGCAGCTCGGCGTCGGACGCGATGATGTCCGGCTCGACGTACTCCGTATCCGACTCGTCTACGTAACGCTGCGAGAGCTGCGAATACGAGAAGCCCGCGCGGTGCCGTACGAGTTCGTGCGTGAGACTACGACTGACGCCCGTGATCAACAGGTTCCAGACGGCGTGTTCCAGGACCGATCCGTGCCCCGACTCCTTGATGTGCTCGAGATAAGCTCGGTTGCCACCGGGACGCGGTCGAGCGAACGACATGTAGCAAACTCGACCGGCTACCTCGCACAGCACCTCCGCTGACACCGCGCTGTCAAAAATCCGCCCGGGCCCAGGCGAATTCGATGACACCGCGCTGTCACTATTCTCTCGCTCCGCGTGTCGCTGTCGCTCCCTGGGCCCAGGGAGGTTAGATGACACCGCGCTGTCACGCAACCACTCGATGCCGTGGTCGCGCAAGAATCGCGCGAGTTCGCTTTCGTCTAAGATCGATCGACCGAGAACGTAAACGCGCATGACGAACCCTCGCACTAGTCGATCGCAGATAAGATCGCGATCACATCGCCAGCACGGCAAACGACGCAACGCTGGTCGCCGTAGTAGGCGAGTCGAAACGTCGTATCCTCGTCCTTCGCTACCTCGAGAAACGCAAGAAGAAGAGATCGGCTAACCGTAACGTGCGAGATAACGTCGGGAAAGTCCTCGAGTACGACGTAGCCGTAATCCTCGTAGCCACGCAACTTTTTTCGTATATCTCTCGTCGCTAAAGTGCACTCGAAGTAAGGTCGATGCGCGGTCAGTAACTCGTAATGCTCGCGCGGCGTCGTTCGCGGGCGCCACGAACCCGAGTAACGCGAAATCAACGGAGGCGGCGTTTTTTCGCGCGAACGCCAGTCGTACTCGAACGTAAAGATAACTTGGTCACGCGTAACCACGAATTCGATCTTCTCGAGATAACTAACGCGATGTGTTCGCAACTCGAAAAGTAGTGGCCTCGCAGCGACCTGCGAAATCGCGATGCACTCCGGCAACTCTTCGAGCTCTAGATCGAAATTCGCGATACCGATCGAAGCGTACGGCGTCGCTGCGAAAATCGAATCACGCAGCCAAAAGATGCCAGCATCGACGCCTAACGATTTCGCTGCCGGCAACGCGACCGATAACGCACGCTCGAGCTTCGCGAACTGCGTACTCTCGATAACGAATCGATACGTACTCGCTTTCGACATCGTTCTGCCCTCCGGGTTGAAGAAAAAAACGCGCCGGTCGGCCCTCTCCTAACCGACCGGCGCTCAACTGGGCTTGGCCGCAGGCAAGATCACCTCTCTCTGCGGCCGCAAGTATTCTACCTCGATCTCGTCGCAAAACAAGCCTCGAAGTCGCTCGACGCAATCTCCGACTACGAGCTTGCCGGTCATCTCTATGCCTCCTTCTCGATCTCTATCCGCTTCGCGATAACCGCGACATCGAGCGGCTTCTTGAAAACGACGTTGAAGCCGTACTGCAGTAACTGCTCCGGCTCCGCCTCGTCTTCGCTCGCCAGGCCGATGATCAAAGTAGCCGCGTAAGCATCGTTCTTACGCAAGTCGCGAACGATCTCGATCGACTCGCGACGACCTAAAGAAAAGTCGATAACGATCGCGTCCGGCCGATTCGTGGCCACGAGGATACCGAACTCGAAAACGCTCGACGCGAAATCGAGTCGATAGTCCTCGATCTTCGAAATCGACTCGCGAAGTAAGCGATTGAATGTTGCGTCCGTGGCCACGAGGAGGACCTTATACCGAAGATAGTCCTCGAGACCGCGCAACGGCATCCCGCGCTCTTTTAGAAAACGAATCAAGTCCTCTACGAGGACACGCCGATCGTTGCTGCCCGGTAATCGATATCCTTTGAGGTGCCCGGCGTCGATCCACTTCGATACCGTTCGCGGTACCACGCGACATATCCTCGCGATCTCGCCCGTCGTAAAAACGTCTTTTCGTCGCATCGCTATCGCTCCTCTTCAATCACGACCCAAACGCATAAACCACTCATTTACTTCGTTCACTAAAACCATCGCGTCATGCGAACCACCGCGGTCCGGATGAAGAAGCATAACTAGTTTTCGATACGTAACAAGCCAACGCGAACGCAATTCCAAACATGCCCGACACGACGACGACGGCGGTGGCGGAGGAGGAGGAGGAGGTGGTGGCGGCGGTGGTCGCAATCCTAACCGTTCGCGTATTTCGTCTTGAATCGCCGCGCGCAAAACGGGACTGATATCGTCAACGCTTTCGAAAACCCAGCCTAGATACGAAAGGGGAATTTCGTGCAAGTAACGACCTCGATACTTCCCGAATGGCATTCGATGCATGGCGAATACCCCTCCTCGGCAGCGTGTTGCCGAAAGGAGACCGACAGGCTACGATAACAGCGATTCTCCTTTCGGGTTGGCCGGCCGGTTCGTCGTTCGACCGGCCGGTTTTCGTTTACTCGACTTAGTCGCGACTAATCGGCATCATCCCGTAGCGCCAGTCGTCCGACTCGAGTCCGAAGAAAACGATGCCCTTCGAGTCCTCCTCGCGCTCGAATACGATCTTCGTAGACTCGAGGGCCTCTGCGGACACGACGCTACGAACCGCCGCAAGAAAATCGCCAACAAACTTCGAGTCGAGGTAAATCGTGCTGCGCAAATTCGCAGGCACTATCGATTCGAAGTCAACTCGCGACTTCGCAGACACGCCGAGGTCCGAAGTCGCAGAAAGCGTAACCGAAGACTCGCCGAACTCGAACCCGATCGTGCGCCACTCCTTCGATACGACCGGCTCGATACTCCGATACGCTCGCGCAAACGACTCGTAAGGAATCGTGGCCGCGCGATGCACGCGAGCGCGAAACTTGCGATCGAAGTCGAGAAAACGATAACCGTTGTTCGGCACCGATAACGTCGCGAGACTGACGCTAAACGACTCGCCCGCCAGCACAAGCCAACCGTTCGTACCGACTCCGATCTCTACTCGCTCGTCCGTAGCGCCGAGGAACGAATGCGCTAGCGCCGCGGAATCGTAATCGAGATACGCTAAAACCTTCGACTCCGCGTCCGCATCCACGCGACTGCGAACGATCGCGTATCGCTTCTCGTCCGTCGAGAAGACGACGAGGCCACCGCCTGCGTCGTCACCGCTTCGATAAAGAACGAACCGAGACTTCGATTGCACACTCGATTTCGATGCGAAAACCGTGCGAGCGAAAATGCCCTCGAGCTCGAACGCAAAACGAACGATCGGCGACTCCGAAGACGAAAAGCTAACTCGATCGTCGTCCGAATACGCGACCTCTGGAAACGCATACTCCGTAGCCGCGAAGCGAAGATAATCGCGATCCGGACCGCTCGCGATCTCGACGACCTCGCCTGCAGCTCGATCGATCGAAGATAAAAGCTCGTTCGCGTCGAACGCCGCTGCGCCCTCTTCCTCGATTACGATCTTCTCGTCGTCCGCATCGAATCGCACCTCGCCGACCGCGATACCACTGCGAGTCGAAAACGATAACTTCCCGTCGCGAGCCTCGACGAAAACAATCCGACGCTCGAGTACGACCTCGCGTACAATCGACCGAATCGCGCGAAGCCGATCGCGAACGAGATCCGATTGGAATCGCGCACGCATTACCGTACCTCCTTAAGTTAAGTCGAAGAGAAAAAGATCGTCCGCGAAGAGCGAAGCGATACGCGGACAGTACTCCCCCGCGAACCCGCTACGCGCCTAAGCGCCGGGCCCTGCGAGGCGTCGGAGGTGACACCCTCAGTCTACCTCCGACGTTCGCCCCGTGCAACCCCCACGTTCTTTTTTCGCCCCGCGACCCCGCTTCCGGAGGGTCTTATTTAAGGCAGGGGTGCAGTTTGCAAAAAAACGGTCTTCGTCCTCGTATCTTCTTATCTCGAAAGCACTTACGTCAAAAATTTCGTTGCAAAACGACCCTGCAGTAAAGTCTGCAGTAAATGTCGAATAATCCCCGCGGTCACACACGACGACGGCCGACGTAGCGAACCGTCGTCTTCGGACGGCCACGCTCGCCGATACGCGACCCGATTTCGATCTCGATCTCCTCCTCCTCGGCGAGCGAGCGCAGAATCTCGTCTCGCTCTGACGGCCGAATCCCGCGAAAGCGCGCGCAAAGGTCCGTCTTCGTTACTACGCCGCGCTCGCGAACGAACTCGAGTATCTCGTTCCGCTTCGCCTCAAACGCGCTCTCCGCGAGCTTATGCGTCACTATCGCAATCGTTCGACCTATGATCGCTTCCGCGAGCTCGCAGGCCCACTGCGCAACCGAATCGCGTACGATTACGTTACCCTCCGCAACCGCGCCGATAATCGAAAGTTTCCGTGCTGCCTCGTACGCACGTGCCCATAGCGACGAATACGGCTCGCGCACTCGTAGCGCGTACTCCTCGAACTTCTCGAGATACGAGTCGAAGATCGCCCCGGCTGGCCGCGAGTACGTCACGACCACGTTCCCGAGAGAACTAACGAAATCGACGATCTCGCGCGGTACCGTCCGATCCGCCGGCCGCTGGTGCGTCGTCCGATCACGACTCTCGAAAAGTAAAATCCGCGAAAGCAGACCGCTCTTTATCGACGAACGCGAGATCGATCGAAAGAAATCCTCCGGCACCGTCGTGCCCCAAAGCGCGACGTGTGGCCGATCAATAACTCGCGTCTTATCTACGTCCGCGTACGCAACTCCAGTAAAGACGACGTTCGCAGACGTGTAGAGCTTCAAAAGCAGTGTGGTTACGTTATAGAGATGTGGACTCGAATACGCGTTATGCGTCGTACTAAGAAATCGCCCGAACTCGTCGAGTTGGAAAAGCTGCGCGCGGTTCCGCTCGAGCGCACGCAGCAGTCCCGAACCGCTCGCGATGTCTTCGGGACCAATAAGTTCGAGTACACCCGATGCCTTCGCAATATCGCGAATCGCTTGCCGCGTGCGCTCCTTACCGCAACCCGATGGCCCGATGCCAACGCAATAAAGGTTCGTCGTCGTTCCGTACTCGTCTGCGATGCAGTGCGCGCCGCAAAGAACGCTCACGAACGATAACGCCGAGCCCAGCGAAAGCATCGGCTGCGGTCGATACGCAGTATCGAGAATATACCTAGAAATCGAGGCCAAAACGCCCGGCGCACGCTCCACGAACTCCTCGCTCGGCTTCGCAAACTCGATGACCTCGTCTTCGATCTTTTCGCTCTCGACGATCTGCGCGTAACGACATTCGACGAGCGCAGTTTCGATCGCGTTAGCGTCGTATCGCGATGCCGATTCCGCGATGCGACAGACCTCGACATCATCGAGCTGCGGCCGGCATCTTCTTCGATTCACGACCGATAACGCCGAGTAAATCTCCTCGAAGTCGAAGCCGATCGAACGCAACTTCGCACCGATCCGAAAGAGAACGTCGTTGCGCGTGCCCTCCTCAATAACTCGCGTCTCGTCTAACTGTGCGGATTTATTGATCTTCGATGTGTACTCTCGTTCGCGTTCATCAAGTAGATCGCACAACCACTTCGGTGGCGTTGAGAGAAACTCCTTAGCGGTATCGAGTTCTTTGAGCCACACGTATGCGCCGGCGAGTAGCTTACTCGGCGGTACCACGACGTAGCCACCGTCGGTCCGCACATCGACGTTGGCCGCGAGTTTGCGAACTGAGCACCGCCACGAAACGCCGTCCGGCCTGCGAAAGAAAAAGTGACGACCGCCTGACGGCGTCACCGAAATCGCACGCGCACTCTCAACGAGCTCGCACGCTTGCTCTTCGTCTTCGGGCCAGCGTACGTCGTCCTTCGAGTCGATATCGATAATAACAAGACCTGCAGCAGAGACGCCGATATTCGCGTTCGGCCAGCGCAGCCACCACGACTCGATCGTCTTCGTGTCGAGCGTCGCGTCACGAACGCCGTGCTCTGTAAGCGGATTCTTCGCGCCCGCAACGACCGGCAACACCTCGTAACCGAGCTCCGCATAGCGAATCGCAGCGTGCAGATTACCGAATTTCGCTGACGATGACATGGCATTCTCCACGCGGTACCACTTCGCCACGAACGACTTCGATCCGCGATACGAGAAAATCGTCCGCAATTAGACCCGTAAACTCGAGTACGTCGAGGATCGCCTTGAGGACGTTATCGATATCACGCCGCCGATTATCCGGCGGACGCACTTCGACGAAGACTTCGACTTCGCGATCGAACCGTACGTCTTTCGGAACCGAAAGCACAACGAGTTCGCGATAGTTCTTCGCGGCACGCGAGAGATAGTGACGACCCCTCGCATGCCGCCAGTAGGAATTCACCGACGGCGGATACGGCAACACGAGCTCGACTCTACGCTTCGATGGCATCACGATGTCATCGCTGCGCGTTGCCACGACGTGGTGGCCGCGGCGTCGATTCCTTAGTCTCGCCTAACTTCGGCTCCGGTAATCGATACGGATAGTAGTTCACGACTCGCGGATACTGCACGCCGTTCGGCGAAGATCGATAACGAAGATCGATAACAAGCAGCGAGCGAAGTAACTCGTCCGTATCCGAAATCTTCGTCTTGCCGCACGCCGCGCAGATCGCGGCCAGCTCGGCCTTCGCATACTCGCGAGCCACCGGATTATCGTGAAAGACGTTCACACGCACGAGGATCGTTCGACCGAGATGCTCCGCAGGTTCTTGCACGGTAAACTCGACCGCGAGATACTGGCCTGTGCCGCTCATCGACGAGCGAATCTCGGTCTTCGTGATCGCGACTACGTAACGACCTTCTGGTAGCATGCCGAACCGAGTCGGCACGCTCGACGCATCGAATTCTTCGGGTAGTAACGCCATCGCTTCTCTCCTTTCTCTTAGTAACCGATCGCCTTCGCAAACGCATCCCACGAGAGCGGAAGTTCACCTGTAAGTCCGTATCGGTTCTTCGCCACGCACGTCGGTCCGCCGGAAACGCGAATAACGCGCTCGCAATCCGTCTTCGATGCGACCGCGACACCACGAGTCTTGCCGAAGTTGCCCGTCTCCGTTCTGACAGCGAATCGCCAGTGCGCGAAGAGCACTGCATCCATCCACTCGGTTATAAGCGCGGCCGACGTTTTATGCAGCCGCGGCGAATAACGATCGTACGCCGGCGACTCCGGATCCTCGAACCGCTCGACCTTCGCATGCGCAATGCCGACCACAATCATCCGCCGCTGCGCTCGAATCTCGTCGAGAATACCGATAACCTCGCGCCAGACTCTAAGCGCTGCCACGTAACCGCGACCGTAACCGCCATCTACACGTTCGATTGTTGAGACGTTGTGCTCCGCACATACGTAGTCGTGTATTAATCTCTCGAGCCAGTCGAGCGAGTCCACCACAATCGTCTCGAAATCGTGTGCTTCGTCGCGCACGTAGCAGAGCGCGCGACGTACTTCGTCGTACGACTTCGCTAACGGAAAATGCGCGACATCGAGATCACCGAGGCCGTCTTCCGTCAGTACGAAGATCGGTTTCGGTGCCGACGCGCCGAACGTCGTCTTGCCAATGCCCTCGACGCCGTAAAGCATCACTCTCGGCGGTAACTTCTCGACTTCGCGAATCGGTCTCATAACTATGCCCTCACACTTCGCACAACTCCTCGAACCCGCAACCGTAACTTACCTCGTGTTCGATTTTTTTGTAGTCGCGTCGTCAAAAATGATGACGTTTCATCGAACCGAAATCAGCAGAATTGCCTTGTTTTCTAGGCGAATTTGCGCGTGCTCGACGCCGTGCAAAAAATCGCATAGCTCGGGGTTGATACCGTGATGTCGACCGAACGGCATCTCGGATGGGAACTGCGTGACATCGTTCGTGACCACGACATGTCGCCACTTCGTGTGTCGCTGACGCTCGCACTTCGATCGCGTTACGACTTCGCGCAGCCAACTGCGAACGTGTGCAAACGGCCAGTACGCGAGAACGTCTTTCACGAGGAGCGCATCGCCGTCGGGAAGCGAATCGATCTCGAACGCGTTCGCATACTCGAAGCGAAGATTCGGTAGATCGCTTTCCGGCAGTACCTCGCGCACGCAGTCGAGGCCCACGACTTCGACACCGGTTCGATGCGCGATCTCTTTCGTGATGCGACCGTTACCGCATCCAAGATCGACGATCTTTCTCCAACTGTGCGTCTTAGCTAAAGTCTCAATGCATGCAAGATACGCGCGATCGTCTGGCGAAGGTAAATCGAAGACACGTGTGGCACCGCGTCGATAAAGACACGCGAACGCAGACTCACACTCTTCGATCTCGTGTTCGGCGAGCCTCGAGAACTCGCGCCACACGAACGTCTCGAACGGAAGATGCGGCGCGAAATCGACGGCGCAGTCGCGAGCATTCCAGTCGCATGCGCGGAAGAGCTTCGAGACCGGACGATGCACTACGAATCTTCGATTATCGATCGAACACACGAACGCAGGATGCTGCCACGTCGCCGGCCCGACAATCGTGTACGGCGACTCCGTAATCGCAAGCGCAAGTCGCCACGCGTCTTGATCGCCGTAAAGATGCTGAAAGTAGAAATCGCTGTGTTGGCAGATCCAATCCGCGATGACAACGAGTGGCCACGCGTTCTCGCGATCGACGAAGAATTGGCCGCCTTGCACGCCGACTACATCGCGTCGTTCATGCGAAGGCCAGACGTAATGCCAACGGATATTCTGCCGACTTTCGCTCCAGAACGCGAAGTCCGAGAAGCGATCGAAGTACGGCGTCGGATCGACGACGCAGTACGCGTCAGCATCGAGGAAAAGAACACGACGAAATCGTGTGTGCCGGACCGCGTGCAACTTCGCTTCCCAGCCGCGGAGAATACGCGGCTGCGTCGTTTTCGCAACTTCGCGTGCATCGACGATGCGAACGTCGTAGCCAGCCACGTCGGATTCGCAGATCGACTCCTCGTCAGCGTAGTGGCCGCGCCACACTTCGATCGGTCCGCGATAGCCGATGTGGCGAAGTAAACGCACACCGACTACGATGCCTGGCCAATATCGACCACCGCCGACGTAAACGATTCCGAAGTCGAAGTCGTGGCCAGCGTACGGCTCGTTGTGTGCAAGATCGATAACGCGATCGAGCGCTTCGTAGTGAGCGCGGATCGTGTTCGGACAATACGCCCACTTTCGATCGCCGGTGTGATCGCGAACGTTCGCGAGCGGATCGATCATGACGACCTCGACTTAGGCGGGCCTAAGTACGAACGAACCTGATGCGCAACGACCGGGGAGAATCGTGAGATAAATTGTCGGGTTACCGGGGCATCCTGTTACTGTTACCTCAAAGTTATCGGGATTTAGAGTGCAAAATGAAGTACCACACACCAGTGTAACCGAAGGATAAATACTGCCGTTCTCGCAACGCGCAGAAAAGTACACAAACAGGTACTCTGGAGGCGGTCCGTTATCGCACGGCGGATTAGGTATCGTAAACGACCATCCTATAATTCCCCACACCCAACCCGAAGAGTAGCTCACTCCGGAAAACGTCCTTCCAGAAACGACGAAATCATACTCGAGCACGTACTCACTGCCGTCTTGCGGGCAGCATCCGCCACCGCCACCGCCACCACCACCACCACCACCCGGACTCGAAATCGATCCGCCGTACGGCGCGCTCGTACAGTCGGGAACGCGCACGCGATTGCCGCTCGCATCCTCGTAGAAGATATCAACGATCGTACCCGAGTAGTCGCGAACAACGCAGAGCTTCGTTAGGCAGTCGATGCACTGTCTCTCTTCGTCTTCGTCTCGCTCTTCTTCGTCTTCGATCGCGAAGCCGTAAGGACCGTAGTACGCGTAGCCGTACTCGTCCGTCTTCAACTTCTTGCATCGCCGCTGGTGCCGCGAATCGCCGAGTCGAAGTAGCGCGTAGTTGCCGGCGCGATAAAGGATACGAGCTGGCCCGTAGTCGTCCGCTTCGAGAAAATACGGATCGCCGGGAATCGCGTGCGCATACTTACCCTCACCGTAGACGTAACCGAAGACGACGCCGCTCACCGCTGCACGCGCGAGCGTGACACCGTCCGATGGCTCGATAAGGACGACGAACGGATCGCACGAGTCCTCAGGAGCTTCGACGCGATACGCTTGCGGTGCGAGGAGCGCGCTCGGTGACGTGAAGTTGCCAACGATGCGCCACACCGTGTACTCGCGCGCCGGTATCGGTGTCTTCACGTAAACGATATTATGCGGCTGCAACGCGCGGAAAATCTCTTTCTCGGTATCGCTCGGCGATGCTCGCGGTCGCAAAACGCGACGCGCCGATTCGATCAGGAGATTGATCCGATCGGCGCGCGTAAGTTCGCCGATCGGATCACCTGGAGAAACGAACGATAACGGATCGCTCACGACTTTACCTCACGTTCCGATACCGAGTAGACTAAAGTCGCCTTCTTCGTAAACGACCGAGACGTACGCCGCAACCGGTTCTTGAACGACCATGCCCCAGCGCGTAACTGGTCGATATTTCACCCAGAGATAGTCGTGGCCACGCTTCAGTGGCACCGTTATGTCCTTCGTGATGCGAACGTTTCGCTGGTTGCGTTCGACTCGAAACTTGTGGGTAACTTTCCACGCGCTCGCATTTTCTTTATCCGCGACGCAGCCGAGATAAAGAACCTCGCCCGGTTCGAAGTGATAGAATTTCTTCTTATTGACTTTGCCGATCAGACTCATCACGGTTTGAATATACGCGACATTCACGACTGGAATCGTGATGCGCCGCTCGAATGAGAGCGATGGCGCAGCGATGTCACAACCCTCGATCGAATCTTCGGAGACGTTGATTGCGTTCTCGAAATCCGGCGCATCGGCGGGCATCGTCCACACACCGCCACTCGTACCGACTGGCGCGGGATTGCGATCGAGGACCCAACGCGTGCCGTACTGCACTACGATCCGATACGGACCATACGTCCACGCTGCCGGTCCGCCGGTTACGAAAATCGTTCGACCTACGTGCGTGGGATTCGGTACGATGCCGTCGGGGATCACTTCGAAAGTCGCGACACACTGCAGATTCGTTCCGCTCGCCGTCGCGTTGCCAGCGCCGACGCGACCTTGCGAGATCGCGCTCGTGACGTGAATCTGCTGCGCCTCCGCGGAGATCGAGTAACCGAACGAGAGATCGACCGTATCCGACGCCGGCGCTGACTTCGTTGGCGACGGCGGACTCGCATCGACCGCTTCGTCGCTCGGCTCCGCGGAATACGTGATCGAAACGTCGTAAGTTCGACCGTCCTCGTTTGCGCGAATAGCTACGTCGGACCGCGTAAGACCTAGGAAAATCGGGGGCGTGTACGCGTAAATCGCGTTCGCGACCGAGATCGCGTCAGGATAGTCGATTGCGTGCACGTTGATCCGATAACTCGTGCGGTTATACGAAAGCGACAGCTCGTCGGGATTGATCTTGAAGAGAAGATGCGGCATACTACTTCACCTTCATGTTTGCTTCAACACCTTGCTGCACTTTTCGCACTTCCTTTAGAATATCCGCGAGCAAATCTTCTTGGCGTTTCTGTACGCGTGCACCGAACGCGAACTGCTGTCGCGCCGCGAACGCCGTAAACGTACCGCGTGCTTCGCTGATCGCGAGCATGTTCGCGAGGTCTTCCTTCGGCACTGCGAAGTTCGCTTGCATCTCGCCGACGCGACCTTTCGGCGGACCCTGCTGCTCCTGCTGCTGCTGTTGGCGTTTCAGCGCCTGCAAAATCATCTGCTCGAGTTCCCATCGCAGTTGGTCGACGCGTGCGCGATCGACGTTTTCGATCTTATCCCTGAGGAATTTATCGATCTCTTCCGCGTTCAACATAAGCGCGCCTTGGCCGAGCGCGCCGACACCAACGCCAATAAGACCACCGGCTGGCCCACCGATAAGGAGACCCGCGCCACCACCCACGAGAGGCAGCACCCACGGATTATTCGCGAAAAACTCGAAGATATCGCGCACAAACGACCACCACAGGCGCTTCAACGATCGGATCAGCGTGGCCCACGTTAGCTCTAACGCCTTTACGAGTATATTGAACGCGGTCTCGATATCGCCGGACTTTATCGAAGCCACGATCGCCTTGATCGAATTCGACCAGTCGGTCGCGAGTCCTTGCAAGTCGGTCTTCAGCTCGCGGAACTTATCGATCGTGTTGTTGCCGCTCGCGACCGCAGCCACGCCGAGCGCGACCACGCCAGCGACGACCAGACCAATCGGGCTCATGATCGCAAGCAACACGAGTTTCAGCGCAGCGAGGAGCGCGCTGAAAACGCCAATCGCGATCGAGACGAGTTTCACGATGCCCGCGAAAGCGAGTAGCGCAGTGCCCGCAGTTACGAGACCTGCAGCGAACGCTGCCACCGCGATGACAGCGCCCTGATTTTCGCGCACCCACTCGACGAGACTCGCAGTCGCGTTCTTCAGCCACGCCGCGATCGACTCGAGCGCTGGCGCAATCGCAGCAGCGACTTCGTCCCAGACTGCGGAAAGCGACGCTGTGATCTCGCGCCACGATTGCATGATTTGCGTAGCGCGCTGCACTCGTTCGCTTGTGGTCGCAGTAAGATTCGCGAGCTTCTCCTTAGCGTCGTCCGATAACATGCCCATCGAAACGAGCGACATGCCGACCTTATCGCCGAAGAGCTCGACCGCGATGCGTGCACGCTGCGTTTCGTCCGGAATGCGCTGCAACGCTCCGAGCACGACCTCGAGTCGCTGCTCGAGCGGCAGATGCGCGAACGAGATAACGCCGAGATTTTCGAGTACGTCTCCGAACTCGGCCACCGCTTTCGTATCGAGCTTCGCGGTCATACTCTCGAGCGATGCACCGAGTTCATCGACGCTCACGTTCCAAACGCGAAAGAGCGACGTGAGCTTCGAGAATTGCTCGACCGAAGTGCGCAATCGCAACGCCCAGCCGCTTATCGCTTCCTGCTCTTGGAAAACCGATAGCGCCGGTCGAAACGCTGCGAGTATCGACGCGCCGATGCCCTGCAGCGCAACGCCCCACGTTGCGAGCTTACGCGAGACCGCGTTGAGGTCCGCGGTCAATCGGTCGGTCAACGTCAGCTCGACGCTTGCGCGACCTGCTCGAATTTCTGCTGCGCTAGCCACGACTTTAGATCGTCCTTCGTTAGTAACGGCAACTCGTTGTCGCTCCGAACACCGAACCGCTCGAGGTACTCGACGACATCCGGGAAAATATCTTCGACTCGAATCGTCGATGATTCGCTACCGCGAAACGCGTTCGCAATCGCTGCCGCGATGACACCGTAGTGGCAGTGATCGTGGAATAACTTACTTTCGTACATCGTACGCAGTTCGCCGAGCGTAAAGTCCCACGGCTCTACGCCGAGGTAACCGGCGAAGTGCCAGACGTAGGAGTCGATATCGCAGTGCTCGCTTCGACTTTCGATAGCAGCAGCTTCAACGCGGCGCCGAGAATTTCGCGCATAATTGGGTGGCCCTCGAAAAAATCGAGAATCCTCGAGATGAACGCGACCTCGGCGTCCCAGATCGATCGACCGTAAAGCGACTCGAAAACTTCGTTCGCAGTGACACCGTGCCGTGCAAGCGAGTCGCGACACAAGACTGTCAGCAACGCTTCCGCCGTCTTGCGATCGCGGAACACGGCACCATCAGCGAGTATGCGTACGAACTCCTCGTAGTCGAATCGCTGCGACTCCACGTTGGCGTTCGTAGTGTCCGGTCGCACTACGCGCGCAAGCGCCTCCGAAGCCCACTTCGCAAGATCGAAGCCAACGTCGCGAAGATCGTGGTACCGCGCGAAGCTGATCCGCGCGACTTCGTACTCGCGGCCATGCTCGTCCGTAAATCGATGTCGCATCGCTGTCACTCCACGTACGTGTGTCGCTCCGCTCCCACTTCGTGTGTCGCTACGCTCCCACTTCGTGTGTCGCTACGCTCCCACTTCGTGTGTCGCTACGCTCCCTCACGTGATCAGGGCGTTACCTCGAAGTACTCGGGATAACGATACACGCCGCCATCGAGTAACGGCGATACCACGAACGTAACCGAGATAACGATAGCCTGGCCCATCTGCTCGGAGCGATTGAAGCGCGTCACCTCGACGAGCGATTTTATTCCCCACGAACCGACCTCGGTACGCGGACCGTTGAGGCAAAGAACGTGCAGCTGACCGCGAGCGAAAAACGCCTGACGAATTTGCGCGACGCTGGGGTCACCCGCGACATCGAGCATATCGAACTCGATGGTCGCTTCCTTCAGCGTCGCGACCTGCGTGCGCCAACCCGCATGCGCACGTGTCGTCACGTCCGCGGTCGCATGCGACAAGTTTAGTGTCAGGTTATTGACATTCGGCACCTCGACCCACGTCGGCGTGGTCCAGTTATTCGCGCTATCGACGTAGAGCTTCGCGAGGTGCCCTAGTCGTGTTCGACTCATGCGTTTGCCTCCTTATAGAACTGCGCCAGTTTCTTCAACCCTTCGCGAAACGCGGGTTTCATGTACTCGCGCTTCGGATACTTCGCGACACGTGCGCCGTATCGACGTACGCCGCTGTGCTCGTGAAGCGCCGGCACCGGTGAGTCAGGACGTAGTAGTGTCGGCCCGATGACAACGCTCTTTCGTCGCTCGTCGAGCGAGAAGAAGATGAATTTTCGTAACTGCCCTTTGTGCACCGACGGCGGTTGTCCAGGTGGCGACGCGGACTTGCGTCGGCGCATACTTCGCTGCGCGACCAGTCGTACGAACGCACCGAACCGCTTGAAAACGCGTAGCGTCTTGCGATCGAAATAACGCGTAACCGCTGCGCGATCGAGAAAGAGCTGCTTGACTTTTACGATCGACTCCGAGGGCATCACAACGACTCCAGTACTGCGTAACGCGCGGTTATACTCGCGCGCACGAACGAACTTTCATCGAATACTTCCTCGATCTCGTAAAGCGGATCGGAAAACGAGATCGAATCGAACGCGTACGCGATGCCACCTCGTTCGAGTACTTCTTCGCTCGTGATCCGCGACGCGATCGAGTGCACGTCGTTCACAACGGTCTCGATCGAAGACGCATCTACGTACGGCCGCGCGCGAACGATCTCTACGTCAAGAAGAAATCGAAATCGCGATCGCGAAAGTCGCTCGCGCTCGGAGCGAACGAACGTAACGACGCACACATCGGGTGTCTCGCGCGCGAGGACCCAATAGTGCGCCCACGCTTTCGACGCTGCAACGGAAGCCGCCGGTGGCGGACCGTTGAGTGCATCGACAACAGCATCTAGTAGATTCGCGATCATCGATCCATCAACACGAGGGCGCGAGTCGCTGCCGCGGGGACGTCACTACCGACTACTACGCCAACACGTTTATTGCCGGTCGCTGTTGTTGTGAACCGGTTATTCGCACTGTTCCAGTAAACGACTGTTCCTTGCGTCCAGGCAGCGCCAGTCTCGCGCGGAGCTTCGATAACGGCGCCGACCGCGACACCACACTGAACGCCGGCCTTCACCGATTCGAGCGTGACCGCCGGCATGTCGCCGAGAAAAACGAGCGTGCCAGCGGGTTGGTCGGAACCGAACGTGGCCGGAATTACGAGATCGTGATGTTTGACAACAACGTTCATCGTTTACCTCCGTTAGGATGCTAACCTCGTCCACACACGAACGAGGAAACCGTAAGGATCACTCGAAGTCGTTGCGTGCGCGCCACCGGTAGCGCGCACAACGATATACCGCTGCGATGTCGCAACGTTGACAATCTCGTCTGCGACCCGCGGCCAATAACCCGACGGTAAGTCGCTCGCGCGCACAACGAAACACTGCGTTGTTGTGTCGGCTGCGACCTGACCACCGAATGACACCGATTGCGAATCGCGGCGCGCGACCACGGCGTCGATCTCGGAACCGTTGGGAAGCCGAAGCCGAACGCCGCGACTGCGAAGTAGTGTCTTGAAGAAGTCATCGAGTATCGTGTTCATCGCACCTCGCTGTCATCACGGTGTCGCGCGTACTGCGGCGCGATGGTCGAGTAACGCAACACCGAAGTGCCAGTAGGCTCGAACCGAGTAGCCGAGGAACTGCGGACTCGGCTGCACCTCTTCGATGATCGGCGTCTCCTGGCCACGTAGGAACGCGACTGCGAACGCCGGTGTCGTCGCGGGGTCAGCGACGAGATACCACGTCGAGTTTGCGCCGTTCGTCGGCAGATACTGCGTAACGACCGGCTCGAATTGGCCGGCGTAAGCGTTCGTCACGGGTAGCGTGCGATCACTGTTACCCGAGATTACGATCGTTACGGCTGAGAACAGATTCTCGGCAGTCGCTTTTAGGCCTACCGGCACCACAAGGAAACTTGGTCTCACGAAGACCGGTTGGCCGAATTGATCCGTCTGCGCCAGCATCCGTTCGACTGCGCGATCGAGATTCGGAATCGTAAGCGGTGCACCCGTCACGACGTTCGCGTTCGCTGCGCTGAAGAAGTTATTCGGGTTCGCAACGATCGTGCTCCAGAAGAGATTCTCGAGTGCGATAATCGCGCCACGCGCAGCTTCCTGCGGAATCGCGAGAAACGCGCCGAGATCATCGTTGATGATGTCTTGATGCGTAATCGTGAACAGCCGTCCATATGTATCGACTTTCACCTGCCAGCCGGTATCGCCGATGCGCTCCTGCGCGATCGAGCCACTCGGCGGTACTTTCTCGAACTGCGCGAACGCGTTGAGCCTCGCGAGCGTGTGCGGCATGAAGTTTACGGTCTCCACGACTCGCGCGATCCGGAGACACGTCGGTGGCATCGTCTCGTAAGTCGAAACGAGAATGCGATACGCCGACTCGCGCAGAAGATTCGGGAACGATCGTACGCTGAACGCCGCACGAATCACGTCGACCGGCGAAGAATACGGATCGACGCGATGGCCTTCGAGTCGCAGGCACTCACGTGCAAACTGCAGCAAACCGAGGTTGCGATACTTCGATGCGGCATCGACGATCCGCGGCGCGAATTTCTTCTCCACGCTCTTCGCGACCGAACCGCCAGCGCGGAGCATAACCGCGGCGGTCAGCACTTCGGTCGTGTCCACGCCGGCATCGAACGCGTGCACAACTCGACTGCTGGGCCGACTCGCGCGAATGGCAGCGAGCTGGCACTTCTTCGTCGACCAGTTCTCTCGAATCGCGCGTTCCGCGAGGTGCGGATATTTCCCGAGAATTCGTTTCACGATTTCAACCCTCCGAGCGGCTTTCGCGGCCACAACTGACGTGCCGATGTCAGCCGGCACGTCGACGATCGAAATCTCGCGCAGCACGGCGAGATCAACTACGTAGAGCGGACCCGTAAACGACTGACCGTTGACCTCGACTTCGGCGCCATCGGGAATCTCGCGGTATTCGATAACCTCGAGTCCGATTGAGGCCTTCCACGGGAAACCTTTCTCGATCGAAGAGAGAAAGTCTCTCGAGTACTCCGTGTCACGCGAGACCACGGCGTCCGCTACGATCTCGTTACCCTCGATCGCGATATTCGTTGTGTGGCCGATACCGGCGTACTCGTCGTGCGCGTAGCGGATCGGTAGCGAACTCGTAGGAATCTCGAGACCGTCGAGATCGACCACGACCGGCAGCGGCCAACCTTCGACGGTCATCGTACCGCCGGTGTACGCGACAATCTGGATTTTCCTTAGCCCTGACGCGGCATCGTCAGTCGGCTGCGCTTCTTCGGTCGCCGGCTGCGACTCTTCGTCTTGCGCAACGACTTCGTTTTCGTTTTCGTCTTCTTCGTCTTCGAGCTCGTCTTCAGGATCCTGCGCGCGAATCCTCGCCTTCGCTCGAATCCGAAGAAACTTTTTCGTCGTCTTCGGCATCGCTATTACCTCCTTTCTCGAAAAGGAAATCGAGACCGAGTTCGCTCGCGAGCGCGTATTCTTTCGCTCGCTGACGAAGCTCGGTCATCCAATCACGACCTTGCTTCGCGTACTCGTACGCGAACGTCGTAAGACCGCTCTGAAGACGCAATCGCTGCGCCTTCGCTTCTTTCTCCGGATCGACGCCCTCAAGAGCAGGCCAGTACCACTCGTGATCCGGTACGTCGCGACCTAAGCCGACTAGTACTGACGCTTCGCTGTCAGCGATGCGCCACTCGCGATAGAACGCTCGCAAGAGCGGCTCAAGTACGATCGCTTCGATCCGCGCACGCTCGACTTCGAGCGCTCGATACCAGTTGCGCAGATCGAGTCGGCCACTCGAAAAGTTCGCTCGCGAAGAGTCGTTGAGCGCGACCACGACCGGCACGTTCAAGCACCTCGCGATTTCGCTCATGAGATGATAGACGAAGTCGCCATAGGTCGTTGTCGGGTGTTGCGCTGTCATCTGCGACAGGCGCCAACCCGGTGGCAACACGGTAGCACTTCGCGGTCGAAGATCGACGAATTGCCAGACGAGTTCGCGGGCGAATCGCTCCGCATCGCGAGGAATATACGCAGCCGAATCGGTCTGCAACACGGCTGCGAGATTCGCAGCCGTCTCAGCCGCAGCCGCGGTCGCAAGCGTGAATCGACGCAAGATCGAGAACAACGGCAGCGCCGGCGTAATCTCGGGTACACCGCGCCACTGGCCCGGTCGCTCGCGATGGAAGTAGTGTATCACGGAATCCGCCGGTATCGTCTCGTACGAGTAGTCGATATCCGCGACCGCGATGTCGCCAGGATGTCGCCGCAAAACGTGATACGCCGCGGGCATCCCATAGTCATCGAAGACGATGCCTTCGACCGGTTGCATGAGCGCGGAAATCGGACCCTCGCTAACCTGTTCCGGTTCAACGAGTCGAACCGCGAGTTTGACTTTCGTTCGCTGACGCGGATAGTCGCACAGAATCGCGAACGCCTCACCGTCGACTACGACGCAGCGCCGCATCGTGCGCAGAATCTCGGGCAGATCGATCGCGGCGCACCACTCGGACCACGCGCGCTCGAGTCGAAAGTTCAGCTCTTCGTTCGCAGTGCGAATCTGCAGAACCGGCCCGGTACCGACCGTATAGTTCGCGATCGTTGAGACGATGCCGTTCGCGTAACTGTTGTTCGCGACCTCGTAACGCGCACGGTTCCGCAGCGTGCGACGCACGCTCGGCGTTAGCGCAGCCGAAGGCGACAGCGCATCCGCTTGCGACCAGTGCTGCGCATTATCCGGAGTCGTAGCCGCTGCATCGTAACGTGCGCGAAACGAAACGTCTGCTCGCGCTGACGAGGTGTTGTCGCTCGAACGAAAGACTCGACGCAGCCACCCGATCATCCTAACGCTCCCGGCGCGTTCATTTTCACGACGACCGCTTTCGGCTCCGATACTTCGCGTACGAACTCGAGCAACTCGCTCACGTCGCGATACTGAATCGTCATGCCGTCGACAGTAACCGTCTTCGGCTGACGCGCTTGCTCGACTAACGACTCGATGAGTTGCTGTCGCTGCGTTTCATCGATCATGTCATCGCCCTCGCACGATAACGCAGTAATCCTTCAAGTAGCCAGTTCGAACTCGAATCCGAAGTCGAAGTCGTAGTCGACTCGAGCGAGTCGAAAATCTCTCGCGCAACGACCGCGCCTACAAGACAGTCGAAGTAGTGGTTCTCGCGCGCGGGTAGTAGCGTCCACTCCACGCACTGTCGCCAGACCGACTGCGTGGCCACGCCGGTCTCCGACGTAAGATGCTCGACCACGACCGGCGCATCGACCGTGCGCGCGATCTCAACCGAAGACGACGCGAAAAGATTCGCAACGTTCGTCTTCGCACGGTTCGTGTCGATAAGGACGCTGGTCGTAGCGCGATCCGGATCGCGCGTCATGCGCCACGCGCTACCCGTTACATCGCCTGGCTTCGTTAGTTCGACGACCGACGCCTTCGATCGCGCACCGACGTAGCGACCGTAAGCCGGATAGACGCGATCGTGAATCGCGGCCACTGACGACACGATGTCGCTACGATAACCGGCATCCACGAGTACTAAACTATTCGGATAACGAGCGCGAAGCTGCGCGAGTAGATCGTGCAACCCTCGCTCGATCGACTGCGGCGCCGCGATGCGATAGAAGCCCTCGAGCGACAGCGCTGGCCGCGATGCGGAGTAGTAGTTTGCATGCTGTTCCGGCCAGGTCGAAAACGCTACACGTACACGGTCGTTCTCGCGCGCAACGACCGCGTAGTAGAGAATCCGCTCTTGCACGTCGACGTAGATTCCGACTTGCTCCGAAGGCGCAATCGAGAAGTCGCCGAACGCGGACGCAACCGACTCCGGCGCGATCGCGATCGAATCGTCCGCAACGACGTTGGCCGCAGGCTCGTTCTGGTACTCTGAGTAAAACGCGTTGCGATCCTGAAAGTAAAGATGCATCGCGTGCTGGATTGCCGACACTTCGATGCGCGGATCGTAGCACGCTTCCCAGAACGGCACCGCACCGGCATCGAGCTGCGCGCGATGCGCGAGGTAGTAGTCGTTGATTCGCTTGTAGTCGCGCACGCGAATCGCATCACGATAGACGCGCTCGTACTCCGACCACGCCGCCATATCGGTCGGCATCGAACGAAGAAGGCCAATACGTTCGCCGCTCCACTCGGGCAGCGACAGTAGCTGATCGCTGAGATCACCGCGGCGAATGACAGTGCATGTACAGAGCACCGCAGCCTTGTGGTCGTGCGCCATCGTACCGAGTATGTCGGACTGGATGAGAGCGCGTCGATATTCACACTGTCGCGGCGACATCGCGCTGTCACGCGTCTGCGGGTCGTCGATCAGGATGAGTTGCGGTCGCACGAGTCGACCGTCGGGCAACGCGTGTTGCAGACCGCGCAACGAACCGCCACGCAACGGCACCGATTGGATCAGCGCGCCCGAGCACTTCGAACCGTCAATCGACGCGAGTACGATCCGATCAAACGTAAGTCGAAGATGCGTTGGTTTGCCATCGAAGAGCTGAAACCGCATACGCTGTAGACTGCCGTCAGCACGCAAAATCGGATAACACGCTTCGGGATAATCCTCGATAAGCTCGCGCGCCGTCGTCAGCCAGAGAATAAGATTCTGAATCGTCTGTCGCGCGCGCTGACCGTTCGCGGTCACTACGAGAACGTATTTCACATGACCATGCAACACCGCCCACAACGCGGTCGCGAGCGAAAGCGAAGTCTTGCCGCTGCCCCGCGGCATTGCGTACGCGAAGCAACCGCCACGAAGAACGATCTCCTCGAACTTCCGTGCGATCGCGCGATGCGCGTCCGAAAACGGCAGCGAAAAGACCGAAGGAAGATACGTGCGACACCAATCGAGAATCGATCGACTCGCTCGCGCACGCCGACGCGGATGCGCAACTTCAGGCAACGGCCCGATCTCACGAGCGCGCAAGATGACACGTCGCCGACGCAGCGATTCGTCGGCGACCATGTACGCGTACTCTTCGATCGTCCTAGCCGCCATCGCTCTTAGTCCCTACTAAGTCACGTAACGGCATCGCGATCGGCTTTAGATCGTCCGAGTAGTTCGTCGGATGCGTCAGCATCGAGCGAATCACGCGCGGCGATGCCCCCCACACGTCACCAACACCGTTTAGCCGAGTCGTGCAACAAACCGGTGACAATAGTTCGCCAGTCGCTGCCGCGATGATGCCACCGCCGCTGTCGCCCTGCGAAACCGATAAACGATAGCGAACTTGCAGGTCGGCGTTCTCTTTCGCTACGACGTAACCGTCCTCGCGGTTGCCAGGAATGTGCACGCCGTAGCCGCAGTGGAAGACCTTATCGCCGACCTCGAACGACTCCGCAACGCGAAGCCACGGCAGTCGATCGTGACGCTCGTCCGTCAGCAAGATCGAACAATCCGACTTTCGATTGATCGCGATGACACGCGCGCCGAACGAAATACCGTTGCGCAACACGACCGTCACCTCCTCGCCGACACGACGGTGACAGTGCGCCGCGCTCACGAGATACCATCGGCCATCGTCGCGCTTCGGACCTACGATCGTCGCACTGCAGTAACCGCCCGTCATAATAATCTTCGCGACCGCATCGCACGGATTCGTTGCCGGCTTATCGTCCTCCGGTCGCGGTGACTTCTTATCGTCACCACGCTTCTCGTCTTGCGGCGGTACGCGCACGCAACCGAAGTGGACCGCGGTACCACCACCGATAACCGTAAGCAACGCGGTCAACACCGCAACGAGAATCGATCGCCACGGCTCGGGAATCGAAATACGCATCGACTTACTCCTTCGCGCGACAAACTACTCGATTTTCGAGGC